TCCTGATGACTGTACCCGATCTTCGTCACAACGCCCATCGTTGGAGCTTCTCCTGGTTCCCCTGCTGCGCGCATACTGGTCTCCTGCTCGGCGGCCCCCCGCCATCATCCCCCATTAGACGCCGGCTGCCCGCAAAAGTTCCCCCTTCCTCGGCGACTGACGCTCTGGGGGCGGCCCCTGGGGCGCGATTCCCTCGCATTATTCCGTCATAATTCCCTCGATCTCTCACAGCCACTAAACTATAATTCGGTGGATTAACCCCTTTTAGCCACAGCGCTCGTTTGCCCCCCACCCCCCTGGAAAATGGCTGGGCGATGCCTTGGGCGGGGTGGGCTGCAGGGTCGTGGATTGAACTGATCGGTCGTGAATTGGCCGTGATGGTCAGTCGATGGGCAATGCGGCTGCATCACGGGCGGCTGGTTGCGGATTGGACTGACCCGCATGGCCGGGCAATTGTAACTGTTTGTAACGGATGGAACCTTTCGGAGCAGCCCACGTCTAATGTATGTAAGGCAATGATGCCGAACCCGACCCGGCGGCTCCGGGATTTAATGAAAGAGGCTCATCATGAAAAAAGCAATTGACGCGATTACCCGTACCATCACCTTCACATTTGAAGGGCTCGACCCGATCGTTTTCTCTGCCGAAAAAATGTCGGCGGCTAACACGGATTATGCTGTCCTTCACGGCATGGCTGCGCGGATCGGGGATACAGCTGCGCTCTCGAAGTCGGCAGAAAATAACTTCACCGTGACCGAGGCCATGCGCCGGGCAGAGGTGGAGGCAATGGTACGGTTCTACGAGAACCCGGACAACAAGGACTGGACTTTGCGCAGCCCCGCCGCGCCCAGGGTCGTGTTTAATCCCCTGATTCAACGGGCTGCCGAGAAAATGGGCAAGACATACGAAGAGGCCGCGGCTTGGTATAATGCGAAGCTTATGGCGGAAATTGACGCGATGTAACAAGGCAAGTAGGTGGGCGTGACAGGCCCACCGGCTGGCAGTGTTGCCTGAATGAAAGGATGATTGTGAACTTCTCTGACCTTAAAATAGCCGACGTGCTGGATACGATGACGCGATTCCAGCCGGACTGGATGTTCTACTGGGCCGACCAGCGAGACTTGATTAGCGCACTTCAGCTGCCGCCGGAACGTCAACGGGACTGGTTGATTACCGCAAGCCGCCCGCGTGTGGAGGCAGTCCTGCGCGCAGCGTGGGCAACGGCCACGGAAGCTAAATGAGACGCGACGCAACAGCCTACGGGGCTATTCGCCCGGCTTGGGATAGGAACGACTGCTCAATCAGGGCCCTTGCGGTTGCGACTGGGGTGAGCTATGAAATCGCTAGCGCGGTGTATAGCGCCCAAGGCCGGCGGCTGGGAAAAGGAACGCCGGTGGACTTGATACGCAGGATTCTCGAGAAGCACCTCGGGATGAAGCGGGTGGATATGGTGAAAGGCTGGCGGCTGGATGAGTTCCTTGATGTGGCGCAACGAGGGAGCTTTATTGTCCACAAAGCCCACCATGCGTTTGCGGTTGTAGAAGGGACTGTGCATGACTGGGAAGGGGCGAGTCGGGGATCGACGCGGCTGGAGGATGTCTGGAAAGTATCCGAGGGCGCACGGGCAAAGATGAAGAAGCTGGAAGAGCTAGTCAAGGAGCTCGGGGAGTGAAAAGGGCGGTGGGCTGGATATGGTCTGTCATTGGTCTGTCTCCTCCTGCCTCCTCCTGCTTTGCTGCTTCTGTCCATCAACCCCGATTAAAAAGAACGCGAGGGAAGTATGTGTGTAAGTGTGTATACAGTTTTTTTTTAATATTTTTCTTTGTAAGGACTTATATACTCTTCGAGGGCTTTTCATCGTTCGGGAATGGGGATTGATGGACAGTGGCAGCAAGATAGACGACAGATTGTGGATAGACCAAGGACAGACCACAGATGGAAAATAGACGGAAAGACTGTGGAACTTTCGGGCAAGTCTGCCGTCTAATGGTGGTGTGGGCGGATGGGCCGCCTGTGCAGGGAACTAGGAGGTTGATTATGGCGAAGGTACTGACGGCAGCGCAGGTGGAAGAGATTCACCGGATGCGAGAGGTGGTGGATGACTGGGGGACGCCAGTGCATTCCGGGGAGGATATTGCAGCTGCGCTGGGAGTGAGCTCCTCGACGATCTGGAGAGTGCTGAAGGGGAAGGCGGCGTATAGGCTGGAAAAGACAAGCAATGGCCAAGTGGCAGCGCGGTTCAGGGCGATGGAGCTGGATTCCCTCGGGGCCGCCGAGATGCCGCGGCCGGATCTGGAAGCTGCAGCGGAGGCGAGTGCGAGGAAGATGATGGCAAGCTTGGAACGCCAGGCTGTGACGAAGGAGCTGACGAGTCCGGAGGCGCAGGCGAGAGCGAAGGCGTATGGAGCCTTTGATGCAGATGAGCTGGGGCAATGATCGCGTGGATTATCCGCGCATAACTCGAGGGAATACAACATGACTGAACACGCGGATAGCTTCACGGACCTTCCTCTGCCTCTGCGCTCCGCCGCTAGGGAGTACGGCAGGGAAATGGTCGCGCTGGTCTACAACAGCGGAATGGCGACGGAGGCGGCGAAGAGACTCGCGACTATGCTGCAACCTGCAGGCCATGCAGCGATCCGGATGATCGCCCAGGCATTCAATGAGACCAGCACGGCGCTGGCGAAGGAGAAAGGCTGGACAGCCGCGATGCTCAATGATTGTGAGCAGGCGATTGAGCTTGGCTTTGCTCAACAGCAGATGATTGTGGGGAGTGATGGAAAAGTGATTTCAAGCACGTAGGACTGCTGGGGAACTTCGGCGGCCAGTTTCCGTCTAATACATGGGCGATGGTGGGCCGCCCGGTTAGCTCACCGAAATAGGAGATTTAGATGCTTGTGGAAAATTGGACAGCCGCCTTGAAGGGCAATGGAGAATTTATTAGCTCCCGCGTGGAATCTGTCCCGAACGGGCAGAAGTACGGCAAAAATGGTCATGTGCCTTGTACGCATACTGCCGTGTTTGAATATGAGCACGCAACGGTGCGCTTGCGTGATGTTAGCGGTAGTATGCAACTGGAACGGCAAGAAAAGGGACAATAAATCATGCACTGGATTAACATCGGATCGACGCCGGCAGATGAGACTTGCCTGCCTAACAACCATCCACTTGCGCGGAAAGAAGTGGAGATCTACCGCCGCCAGCTGCAGCGAGAATTCCCCGCAGGTCGCTTTACGGTTAAGAGTTTCCCGCACGATTTCGGCACTTACTGGGAAGTCGTGGCTTGGGTCGGAGAGGAACTGGACCTAGCAACCAACGAGGCGGCGTTTGAGGCAGAATGCGGCTCCGGCGAGTGGGATGAGGAAGCGCGGGAGGAGCTGGCGGCAGTCGGACTCGGAGTTAATGCGCCTAGCATCCCGAGCGCATTGAGAGAATCTTCCCTATAACCCTGAAAGGAAACCTAGCATGAAAATCACATCAAACCACTTTGACGCAATGGCACTGGCTCTTAGTTCTGTGGACACCCCAGAACGTCGCGCAGCATATCGCGCGGCTAACCTTACAACCCGCCGCTATCAATGGGACTTGGTTCGCATTGCTGGCCTGATGTCATGGCTCTGTGACAACCTTTACAAGTATCTGAACGATGATCACATTCAAACGGCATTGAACCGCATTGTTAAACCCCTTTAATCAACCCTGAACGGAAACCTATCATGATCTCCTCAATTGAAGCGAAAAAACTCACTGGTGAAAAGCACGCTATGGCAGCAGTCCTAGCCGCCATCCTCCTGGGCGGGCTGATCGGCGTGGCCCAGCACCGCACAGCGGAGCGCGCTCAGATGCTCAGCTGCATCAACGCAACCGAAGCGACCGATACAGACGCGGAGGTTTGTGAGAAAATCTCCCAACACCGGAGAATGATTGGGCGCTGAGTGGCCGCCGGGGAAGGGATGCAGTCCCTTCTCCAGCTGGCATTTCGCGTAGCACCATCAAGAAAGGTAATTATGATCAAGCAACTTCTCGCCCTGTTTCGTAAGCCGACGGCCCTTGAGATCGCCGCGAGGGATCTCGAGCAGGCGAAGAGGGACTACCTCTTCGCCATGCAGCACAGTGAGTACTACGCCGCTCAGGCCCAGTACAACGACGGGCTGATCGCGCGGCTGTCGAACTACATCAGGGAGTCAACAGAATGAGTAACCCTACCCCTAAAACATGCAGAACCTGTGCCCACAGGAGTGGTTTCTCAATGGATCTTGGGCGTTGCATGTTAAGCGGCTATTACCTTGAAACGGAACGAAGGTTCCCCACAGTCTGCGGCGCTGACTTCTCAGGATGGGTTCAGCGAGAACCACTGTCTGTCAGGATCAAACGAGTGTTTTACGCGGTTTCGGAAAGGACATCATGACCACCGACCACAAAGGCTACAAGGTCAAGGACTCGATGGATTGGCAGGACAAGCTCATCCTGTGGGCCTGCGTCGCTGCGGTGGTTGGACTGCTCTTGTTCGAGGTGTGGAAGTGACCCCCCGCACCATCTGGATCGGCGGCAGCTACGAAGCCGCCACGCGAAGCACTCCAATCGTTCTTCCACCGTGTCGCATTGTTAGGCGCCACGCGCAGCCCGGCATGGGCGCTGATGTGCCCCTGCTCAAACTCATCGAGGCCATGCCCGGCACTAGTACTGAGAAGCTGCTCAGCAGCCTGCCGGAAGTCAAACCTGAAACAGCATCGCGGGCGCTTCACAAGATGCAACAGAAAAATCTGATCCACCGGGTCAAGATTTCTATCGTCTGCGGTCCCGGTAATCGCAAGAGACCCGGGAATCTCTGGTATCCGGGACCAGCGCCGGTGACGATTAATCACATGGCGGTCGGAAGGCCGAGGAGGAAATCATGAAAGAGATTGAAGCCATCAAGCAAGCACTCGCCGCCTGCAACCCCGCAGCCACGGCCGCAGTCCTCGCCCACAGCGAGGAGCAGGCTGCGGAGATTGAACGCTTGCGGGCTGCTGCAGAGAGGTATCAGCGGCTGCGTAAACAACACTGGAACAGCAGCGACATTGCCGTCGTTGTCAGCCCAAAGAGGCAGACAAGACTTGGCTCTATTTGTCCGTCGCTTGGACTGCTGGATGACACGATTGACCACATGCGAAAGGAAACACCATGAAATTCTCAGACCTGCCCAAGATCGGCACCGCCTTGCACGGCGGCACCTTCGCCGGCCTCACGACCAAGAAGAACGGAACCCACCACGCAGTCATTCTGCTGCCCGACCAGGGAACCGACCTCACCTGGAAGAAAGCCTGCAACTGGGCGCAAAAGCTCGAAGCCGAACTCCCCAGCCGGCCGGTAGCTGCCCTGCTGTTCGCCAACGTGAAAGACCAGCTGCGCCCCAATTGGCACTGGACCAGCGAGCCTGACGGCGCCTCCTACGCCTGGCTTTGCAACTTCTACTACGGCGGCCAGAACTACGCTCACAAGTCGTATGAAGGTGCCGCCGTGGCCGTCCGCCTGATTCCAATTGGAGAATGACATGACCCAAGAAATCAAACTGCCAGACCCAGACACGCACTGCTGGGATGATGAAGCTAAGTCGCTGCGTGATATGTGGAGCTATTCGCCTGCACTGGTGCGCAAGATCATTGAGGCCGACCGGGCGCAGCGGGGAGAGCCTGTCCTTTGGCGCTATCGCGACTCGGAACAGTGTATCAAGCCGCTGGACGGCTACACGCCGGGAGAAGGATGGACCCCGCTCTACACCGCCCCGCAGCCATCGCAGCCAGCCCACACCGAGGCGGAAGTGCAAGAACTGATGGAATTTGCAAAACACCATGCGCTCGGCACGTTCAGCGACGCCACCATTGAAGACAAGTTTCTCCGCGCCGCCCTCGCAGCCCAGCAACCCGCGCCAGCTTGGCACGATGCGCCGACAGAGCCAGGCGATTGGATTTTATCAACCGCTTGTGGACTTGAAGTGCATCAGGGCATTAAACAGCATGAACTAGACAATGGAGAGCTGTGGCCCGGCTCCCGCTGGTTCGGGCCAATCCCGGAGTACCAGAAATGACTACTGAGCGTGAAGCGTTTGAAGTGTGGCACGCTGAATGGCGTGCCCGTGTATCGGCGAGAGATCCGACACCTACTGAAGCCTGGTTTGCCGCCTGCGCGTGGCAGAGGGAGCGAGATGAGGCGATCTGCGCCGAGTTTTCGCAGGACGCATACAACCGCTATCGCGCCAGCCGTCGAGAGTACGACGATGGTCAATGCGATGCGGCCAATGCGCTGGCCGACAAGATCAGGAGCAACCGATGAGCCCGAAAGCACGTGAGGCCCTCTATCGCCGCCTAATCGCGGCCTACCTGGACGAACTCGCCAACAAGCGCGTTACGCGTTCCGCTCACCTCAACGCCTGGGCAGTCGCCCGCAAGCGCGTTGATCCGAAAAACCTTCACTCAACTTAATCATGCGAATCAAGTCTCTTCTCGCCCACGCTCCTGACCAGGAGCTGGAACTTTCCTTCTCTCACTACCAGAACGGACGGCTGGCGATCCAGGCGACCTCCCTCGAAGGAGAGCCCATCGCGCGGTTGACCTGCGACATTCCCTCCATCCCCCTCGCGCCGGGAGAGATCATCATCAGGAACTGGAGCGAGAACCAAGGCACTCTCGAGACCTTGCTGGCCGCCGACCTCATCCACGAGCCTCGCGAAATCCGGGTCGGCTGGGCTAAGGGCTATATCACTCAATGGAAAGGGCCTACAAAATGACACGCAAGCCTAACCTCACGCCGAAGGTAGCAGCCTACTCCCCTCTTCCTCCCGCGACGCCGCCGGAGTCTTTAATCAAGAACATCTGGCTTCGCCCGACCTACGTCCTCTCCCACACGCCGCCTGCGCGGCCCGGCGCAGAGGACTTCCTCCGCATCCCGAGCCGCCGAAAATAAATTCATTTCCTGTGGAACTTTTCCACCAAGTCCACGTCTAATGTCCATGATGCGGATGTTCCGCAAGACGGAAGTGCAAGCCGCCGTTCCAAAGGGCTGCGTAACTGGAGAAACCTACATGAGCGACGAACAAGCAACTGCGAGCAAGAGTAAGACTGAATACACGACTGTCACCCTGACGGACGGACGCACGGCGGCCTTCGCGGGCAAGCGCAAAGTCCTGAAGGAGACGCTGGTGGACCCCAGCAAGATCGTCATCGAAGGTGATGTGATGCAACTCCAGGCCGGCGCCATCTCCATTCGCATGGACTTCCGCAACGGGGAAACTCGCACGATGGCCCTGCCGCTGAGCCTGCTGGCCCAGTTCGCTGGCCACGGCGCGGAGCAGAAGTATGGGGATGAACTCGCCACCACGGCGGACAAGCCCTTGTCCGAAGATGACATGGTCATCGCGATCGACGATCTGAATGCACTGATCCAGCAAGGCAAATGGGGCGCTGGCCGCGCTTCCGGCGGCGGTGTCAGCGGCGCGAGCGTCGTCGTCCAGGCGATCATGGAAGCTACGGGCAAAGACCTGGCGACCGTCAAGGCCTTCCTCCAGCGCAAGCTGGACGCCGACAAGGACCTGTCGCGCCGGGCGCTGTACGACTCCTTCCGTGTGGCTGGCACTCGCACCGGGGAGATCATCAAACGCCTCGAGGAAGCCAAGCTGGCCAAGACTGCCAAGGTCGACGCCGACGCGGAGCTGGCGAACATCTAAAGCCTTCCGGCTTTCAACCCCCAGGGAGCTTCGGCTCCCTTTCTCACTAGAAGCAACCCTTCGCGCGATGGGGGCTTCGAGTCCAGCGACTTGAGCCCCGCTGGGCGGTTGGCGGGGGAGGTACTATCCAGGCCTCCCCCAGCTAATTCCAGCAAGCGGCTCCGGGCTCAACCTGAAAAAAGAATGCAATTACTTTGGAACTTTCGGGGCAAGCTCGCGTCTAACCCGTATGCGCGCGAATTATCCGCGCATAATCCAAACGAAGGGCTCACCTTATGACTGACAATCTCGACCTTGATGCGCTGTTCAAGGAAGTTCGTACCGCCATGCACGGCCAGAAGGTTCAGCTGGCCAAGACTCGCGCGAAGCAAGACCCTCTTGATGAGCCGCCCGACACCCAGGAGATCTACCGCAATCCCGCTAACTGGATTCGCGGCAAGGGCGTAGCGCTCATTCATCAAGCCAGTGAGACTCTCCTCGGCAACTTCACTGAGTACTGGCACAAGACAGTCCTGGATGCTCGCCGCCTCGTGCGGGAGGAGAATCCTCCCTCTGTCCAGTCCGTGGAATATATCGACCTGGACTTGAATCTCTCCAACGGCCAGTCTCCCACTCCCAAGCGCGCGTGGCAGACGATCCTGCCCCTCACCTGTCCCCTGCGCATCCTTTCTTTCAAGGCCTATGCACCGGAGGTAAGTCTCCTCGCTCACTTCGGCGACGGCCAGCTCGTCTGGCTCGAACTCACCGCTCCGACGGTGTTTCAGGCAGAAGACAGCCTCCTTCGCCTCCCGGCGGGCACGAACATTCTCCCAGAGTTGGCACCGCCTGCCATCTCTGCCATCCTCACTCAACTCAATCAGCCACTATGATTAAACTTTTCGTCCGTTCCACCAATCCGCTGGAGGACCAAGACTGGACCTCCGTAGAGTTCAATGGGGAGGCGGAAGACCTCCTGGCCCTGCTCATCGCCGCCCACTGGCAGCGAATGGGCTTCGAAGTCGGGATGGTTGACCCGCTCGACCCGGAGGCAATCGTTGACTATGAGGAGCCACTGTGAAACCGAAGAATCTCATCCCCAGCCAGCCACTCAATGTCGCGCTGCCGCTGCCTCTCTACACCAAGCTCGGGGCGCATCTGTACTCCGAACTCGAAGGCCGCGTCCCGCATGGAGCATACAGCCGCTTCATGATCGACTTGCTCCAGGGCTACTTCGCGCACCAGTCCCTTGATCTCGCGCCCTACGCCGGCACCCAGCCAGGCGGGGCACTCATCACAGGTAGCCCGGAGGCTATTACCATTCTTCGGCGCTTGCTGGACCAGTCCGGTGACAAGTTCTCTTTCACTGGCTCTGACGCAGATTTTGCAAGCCTTAGCCGCTTGCTGGGAGACTAACATGGCCAGTCCAATCCCTCTCGAACTGCAATCGAAGATTTCTTCCTGGCGCCTCAAGGCCGCGGAAGGGACACTCACACTCGAAGAAATGAAGGAAGCCATCACCCACCTTCGCGCAGGCCGTATGCAAGCATCCCTCGCCGCCCAGGCGACGAAGCGCACGGCGGCCAAGAAAGCGGTAGCGCCTCCTGCCAGCGACCTGCTGGATGAACTCGAAGGCCTCTGACAAGATTCTGTGCCGGCGCAGTTCCACCGGCGAGTAAATGGAGATGATGATGAAACTGCGAATCTATCTGACCGTGGAAGGCCAGGAATCCCTGGCGACTGGCCGTGAAATCTGGCCCTGGCAATTCAACACCCGACTGGAATACAAAGGCGAGTTCCTCGCAGCCGACCCGGGCGCGGTATTCTTGCTCGAAACTGACGTTGAGCTGCCCTCCCCTGCTTCCTGCCTCCCGAACGTCGTAGCCATGCTGGACCAGCGAACCGCCGAGATCAACGCCTTGGCGCACGCAGACCTCATGGCCATCAGCAAGCGGAAATCGGAGCTGCTCTCAATCACCTATCAAGGGGAGTAACCATGCGCCCTCCCTTTCCTTCCGTGATTGACTCCTCCATGATGGCGGCATTCAAAAGCTGCCCTCAAAAAGCCTTCCTGGAGTACTTCCAGCACTGGAAACTTCGTGACCAGTCTGTTCACCTCCACGCTGGCAAGGCCTATGCCGAGGGCATCGAGAAAGCTCGAATCGCCTACTACGTCGATGGGAAATCTCCTGACACGGCCCTGGCCATTGGCCTCCAGGCACTGCTGACCTCCTACGGCGACTTCGAGTGCCCGCCGGAGTCTGCGAAGTCAGCCGAGCGTACTGCAGGGGCGCTTGAGTACTACTTCTCCCAATACCGCTTGGGCGAAGATCGCGCTATCCCAATGACGCTCCCCGGTGGCAAGCGTGGAATTGAATTCAACTTTCTCGAACCCCTTTCCATCAACCACCCAGAGACAGGGGAGCCTCTCCTCTACTCTGGCCGCATGGACATGATGGTTGACTATGAAGGAATGCGCCTTGGCGAAGACGATAAAACAGCCAGCCAACTCGGAGCCTCCTGGCCTCGCCAGTGGGACCTTCGAAGCCAATTCACTGGCTATGTTTGGGGAGCTGCGCGCGCGGGTATTAAACTCGACGGGTTTCTTGTCCGCGGAGTCTCCATCCTCAAGACAAAGTACGACACCCTGCAAGCAATCACCTATCGACCCACTTGGATGATTGAGCGGTGGGAGGAGCAGCTGCATCGCGACCTTGCCCGGATGATCCAGTCCTGGGAAAGCGGCTACTTCGACTATAACCTCGACCATGCGTGCGCGGAGTACGGCGGCTGCCCATTCCGCAGTGTGTGTCAGATGCGAGATGCTTCGACCCTGTTGCGCCAGCAGTTCCAGCGGCGTCGTTGGGACCCGGTGCGGAGGGAAGAAATCGTGATGGAGGAAGCATGACTACCGAGACAGTCAAGGATACATTCCAGCTGGAAGTCGAGATCGAATCCGGGTACTTTGACGTGGAAGTCGAGGCGCACTCGAAGTGTTACTACCATCCTGGCAGGACGAGTGGGCCGCCCGAGCAGTGCTACCCCGCTGAATCCGACCAGGAAACCACAGTCGAGATCCGCTCCATCGCGGACGCTGCGGGTGAGCCAGTGCCAAAGACTCCTGAGCTCCTGGCCGCGCTCGAAGCCGCCTTGCCGCTGGAGTGGATCGAAGAAACCCTTTGGGCGCAGTTCCTCCGGGGAGACGTCTGATGCCCTCCGGCTATCTCATCGCAGAGGACCAGTACCTCGGCAAGTTTTCCTACGCATCACAGCCCGCTGATTCCTGGGGCTGGATGAGCCGGGCGTACTTTTGTCCGACCTGCGGAGAGATCTGGGCACGCTCCATTATCCAGCGCCCGGATGGTTCACCTCAGCCCTTTCGGCCTATCACCGTGGCTTGCCGCCAGCATTGGGACCCGTGGACTATCCCTGGCTCCCTACTCGCCGGCGAACTCGCCTACAACCTCAACGAACTCGAGCCTCCCGCGATCCAGCGAGAATTTGAAATTCACCTTGCTTACTTTGAAAGCTTCCTATGACTGAAATCACCACCCCTCCTGACCAGCAATCACTCGTCGGCCCCAAGGTCGTCTTGATGGGCCTCGGCGGCACTGGCAAAACCTACGCCCTGGGCACGCTCTGCGACTGGGCTGACAAGAACGGATTCGAAGTCGCAATCCTCTTCACCGAGGCGGGACTCGAGACGCTCCTCGGCTACTTCCGCGACAAAAACCGCGAGCCGCCTGCCTGCGTCTACTGGCACCAGCAAGGCACCAAGCCCATCAGCCTCAAGGCCCTCATGGCCAGCGCTGACAACATCGGCAAGCTGTCGTATGAAGCCCTCGCGAAGTCCGTGGATGGCAACCGCGGCGGAGAGAACAATGCGTTCTGGAAAATCCTGCAGTCTTGCTCCAACTTCAAGGACGATCGGACTGGCAAGGAACTCGGAGCCGTCGATGCTTTCCCGCGGAAGCGCATCTTCGCAATCGACTCCCTCACGGAGCTGAGCAATGCTTGTTTCAAGATGCAAGTCGGCGCGCGCCCAATGGCCTCCCCAGGTGACTACGGCGTGGCGCAGAACAGCTTGATGAACTTCCTCCGGCTGCTCACCCAAGGCATTGACTGTCCCTTCGTCATGACTGCCCACGTGGACCGCGAGACGGATCAAGTCACTCAATCCACCAAGATCATGATCAAGGCAATTGGCAAGGCCCTGGCTACTGAAATCCCCACGCTGTTCAGCGATGTGATCTACACCACGCGAGACGCTGACAAGTTCTACTGGGACACCGCGGCCTATGGCGTAGACACCAAGACGCGCTCCCTTGGCTACCGCAGCAAGATCGAGCCCAACTTCGCGCTGATCATGGACGTCTGGGCCAAACGTGCAGGAGGTGTGTGATGGGCCGCAAGCAATTCACTACTCTCCTCATTCAAGTCCGCGTCCCCCAGCCGCCGGGCGTGACGCAGAAGCGCATGATGGAATGGCTCGACTTCGCTATCAAGCAACCGACCAGCCCATTCAACAGCTTCAACCACCAAGTCCAACTCCGCATCGTCGGAAAGGACGTAACATATCTGTAGTCAGATGCGAGAAGGGGACTGCGCCAAGTGTCCCTGTGTTCCCTAAATTGGAGTGTTCATCATGAACCAATCTGTTTCGCAATTCGATCCTTCCGTCTTCCTTGACGCTCAAGTCAACGAGGTCAATGAGAAGCGCCCTCCGCTGCCGACCGAAAATCCTGACGACACCAACGGCCTTTACACCGCTGTAATTGGTGAAATCAAGACCGACTCTGGCACCATCAGCAAGGGAGATAATGCCGGCAAGCCCTGGGTTTCCATGCTCATCCCGCTTCGCATCCAGGTGCCGGCGTCGGTCCAGGGCCTCGGCATTCCGTCGGAGCTGACCCTGACTGACCGGGCGTTCTTGGACCTGACCCCCCAAGGCGCCCTCGACAACAGCAAGGGCAAGAACCGCCGCCAGAAGGACTACCGCGATGCTACTGGCACCAACGTCGCCGGCGTCCCCTGGTCCTGGCGCGAGCTCCAGGGCAAAGTCGTCAAGGTCAAGGTCAGCCACGAACTTTACCAGGACGTGATCCAGGAGCGTGTCAGCAACATCCTGCCGAGCTGATCATGCAATCGCGCCTCGGCTCCTTTCTTGAATCCCTGGCTAACGTAGCCATCGGATACGGGATAGCTGTCGGGGCGCAGTTGCTCGTATTCCCTTGGTTTGGTATCAGGGTCTCGGTTCAAGATAACCTGGCTATAGGATTACTGTTTACGGTAGTTTCATTGGCTAGAAGCTATCTTCTGCGGAGATTGTTTAATAGCTTGCATAGGAAATAGTATGCTCACACATGGACTAAGTGCCTCGCGAACGTATATAGCTTGGAATGCTATGCGAGCCCGCTGCAAAACTTCCAAATACCACGCTGAGCTGGATATTACCTATCCCCCCGAGTGGGAAGATTTCAGGCGTTTTCACGCTGAAATGGGCGACTGTCCTCCTGGCATGCAACTAGACCGTAAAGATAATAATGGAGATTACACAAAAGATAATTGTCGCTGGGCAACTCCAGCTGAAAACGCACAAAATCGCAGTGATACTAAATTAACTGCAAACCAAGTTGTTTGTATAAAAGCCGCTCTTAAGCAGGGCGTCAAAGCTACAAAACTTTCCCAAGACTACGCAGTCAGTTACAGCTGCATTAGTCAAATCAAAACCAACCGTACCTGGAGAAATCTATGAAATTAATTCACATCGAAGCAATCAAGATCGCCCCTGATCGCCAGCGTAGAATCTTCGACGAGGGAAAGCTTCGCGAATTAGCGGAAGTCATCCAGGCCCAGGGGCTCCTCCACCCTATCATCCTCCGCATCGTCGGCGAGGATTACTACCTCGTCGCAGGCGAGCGCCGCCTCCGTGCCATAACTGACCTTTACGCCCTCGGCGGCACCTTCAAACACGATGGAGAACCTGTCCGCCCGAACTTCATCCCCTACACGCTCCTCTCCGACCTCGACCACCTGGCCGCGGAAGAGGCCGAACTCTCCGAAAACATCCACCGCGAAGCACTTACTTGGCAAGAAAGGGCCGCCGCTCATGCACGTCTATCCTCCCTCCGCCAAGCTCAAGCAGCGCAACGCGGCGAAGCTCCGCCAACTGTTGCTGATATTGCGATTGAAGTCCGCGGGTCAGCCGACGGAATCTATCAAGAAACAACGCGGCGGGAACTTATTGTTGCACGTCACCTGGACAATCCCGCGGTCAAAGCAGCAAAAACCGTCGATGAAGCTTTTAAGATCCTTCGCAAAGAAGAGACCGCTGCGAAGCATCGAGAGCTCGGTGCTACGGTTGGGCGGACCTTCACCGCTGACCTTCACCAGGTAGTGAATGCGGACTCACTCAGCTGGATGGCGGCGGCCGAGCCAGGGCAATTTGACGTAATCCTCACTGATCCTCCCTATGGAATGGGCGCAGATGAGTTCGGCGACTCCGGCGGCCTGGCAGCGGGCGCGCACGGCTACACGGACAGCGCGGATAACTTCTACAAACTCCTCGCAATTCTCGCTCCCGAGTCCTTCCGGCTCGCCAAAGCCCAGGCGCATCTCTACTGCTTCTGCGACATTGATAAATTCCCTTCCATGAAGGACGCCTTCGCCGACGCCGGCTGGAGTGTCTTCCGCACTCCCCTGATTTGGTACAAGAAATCCGGTATGCGCGCCCCCTGGCCGGAGCAAGGCCCCCAGCGCAAGTATGAAACGCTCCTCTACGCTGTCAAGGGCAAGCGCCCAATCCTCAAAATGCTCGGCGACGTGCTTGACTACCCGCCGGACAGCAACCTCGGCCACGCGGCACAGAAACCAGTCGCGCTCTTCGAAGACCTTCTTCGCCGCTCCTGCCTCCCCGGCAACTCCGTCTTCGATCCTTTCTGCGGCAGCGGCCCGATCTTCTCGGCGGCCCACGCACTCAAGGTCCGCGCAGTCGGCATCGAGATGGATCAAACTTCTTACGGCATAGCCCTTGGGCGCGTCAAGCAACTCCAAGAGCAAGCTGAACTCGACCTTTCGTTGGGATTATAAAATGATAATTCGAGGAGAAGGCCCCATTCCTACCCGAGTAATGATCGTCGGAGAGTTCCCAGCCGAGCGCGACCGCACGCCCTTTGATGGGTCCGCCGGCCAGGAGCTCAACCGAATGCTTCACGAAGCCGGGATCATGCGAAGTGAGTGCTATCTCACCTACGCCTGTAAGCAGCGCCCGCCTGATGGCTTGATCAGCCATTGGATCGCGCTGAAGAAAAAAGACATCACGCAGCACCACACGTTGCTGAGGAACCTCTACTGCACCTACCACATCCATGAGGGCGTAGCCGAACTCGAGACTGAGATCGAGATGGTCCAGCCGAACATCATCATTGCGATGGGAAATCTCGCCGCCTGGGCCCTTACTGGCCAATGGAGCGTTCTCAAGTGGCGTGGAAGCCAGCTGAGCACGGACAAGGGAGTCAAGGTTATTCCGACCCTCACTCCCGGAGCGGTATTGCGTGAGTGGCCCCAGCGAGCCGTCGTCCTCAACGATCTCCGCCGCGTCAAGCGCCACATGACTACTCGCCAGTGGGACAATAAACCCAACTGGCGATTCCTTGTCCGCCCCTCCTTCCACCAGGCGCACTCGGTCCTCGGCGGCCTGCTCAACGATGCCGTGTCTAACAGCCGCCCGATCTGGCTGGACTTCGACATTGAAACTCGCAACGGCCACATCGACTGCATCGGATTCAGCTGGTCTCGCACTGACGCCCTCTGCATTCCGCTGATGGCTCGCGGCCAGCCAGAAGGCTACTGGTCCGCCGACGAGGAAGCCATTCTGGTCTTCGCCCTCTACCGCTTGCTCACACATCCGAACGTCAAGATTCGCTGGCAAAACGGTCTCTACGATGCGCAGTATGTCTATCGTCACTGGCACTTCCTCCCGCCCAATGGCCAAGACACAATGATAACCCAGCACAGTGTGTTCTGTGCGCTGCCTAAAGGCCTTGGGTTTATCGCCTCCCTTTACTGCGATTGGTACGTCTACTGGAAAGATGAAGGCAAGATCGCCTCCGATGTACCGGAGGAACAGCGCTGGACATACAACCTTCAAGACTGCGTCTACACTCGCGAGGCCGGGGAGGTTCTCCAGCAAACTGCCGAGGCCATGAAACTCAAGGAAGTTGATGCCGCCCAACAGCGCTTGTTCGCGCCTGTCCTTGCCGCTATGATTCGAGGCGTTCGCATCCTGCCGGAAGTCAAGAACCAGATGGCAATGGATATTCAAGAGGAACTTTCTCACCGCGAGGCCTTTCTCTACAACGTCCTTGGTCATACGATCAATCCAGCTTCCCCAAAGCAGATGCAGGCCCTCTTCTACGACGACCTCAAGCAACCCGTGATCTACAAGCGCGTAGTCGCCGGCGGCCGCACAGTCATGAACCCAACCTGCGACGACGAGGCTCTCAGCAAGATCGCCGCCAAGGAACCTCTCGTCAAGCCCCTCTGCAACGCCATCGCTGACATTAGGACTCTCAACAAGTTCCTGGGCGACTTCGTCAACATGCCCCTGGATGACGATCAGCGGATGCGTTGTTCTTTCAACATAGCTGGAGATGCTGGTGGAAAATCTGCGCCGTATTCTTATCGCCTTTCTTCGTCCAAGAATCCTTTCGGTTCCGGTGGAAATCTCCAGACTATCCCTTCTGAAAAGAGTAAATCGTCAGGAAAAGCTGCGGCTCGCGGATCTATGGACTTTAAGCTCCCTAACATTCGCAGTATGTATGGCCCGGACCCAGGCTTTACGTTCTTCGATATGGACCTGGATCGGGCGGATCTTCAAGTAGTAGTGCGGGAAGCCGGCGAGCCGGAGTGGATCGAGGCGATGAAGAGTGGAGTGGACATGCACTTGCTCAATGCCTACATCATTGCCAGGAAGAATCCGCCGCCCCTGGATGAGTTAGTCGAATCCCACCCCAAGTATCCTGATCATCGCGGCCCCCTCAAGCACGCGAGGGAATTCGCCAAGGTGTTCTGCCACGCCACCAACTACGGCGGCGGTGCCAAGACAGTCGCGGCCCACACAGGCCGGACTGTCCAGGAAATCGACGCCGCGCAAAAGTACTGGTTCTCCGCTCATCCTGGAATCAAGGACTGGCACCTTCGCACCTTCGAGCAAATCAACCGCCATCGCTTCGTTGAGAACAAGTGGGGGTATCGCTGGAACATCTTTGATCGTCTCGAGGCCCTGCTGCCGGAAGCCCTCGCCTGGGTTCCTCAATCCACCGTCGGCATCCTGATTAATCGCATCTGGACTTCCTTCTACGAGAACATCCCGGAACTCCAAGTCCTCCTTCAAGTTCACGATTCACTTGCCGGCCAGTTCCCCACGCACCGCGCTCACCATATCCTGCCCTTGATGGCTCAACATTCCAAGATCGAGATTCCTTATGACCCTCCCCTCATCATTCCAACAGGAGTTAAGACTTCCACCGTCAGCTGGGGCGATTGCGTGTAAAGGAGCCCTTGCATGACCTCGCGTAATTTTCCAGACTGGATTCCCGCCTATCTCGATTATGCGAGTGTTACAGAAGCCCCTCGTCGCACCCACTTCTGGTGTGCAGTAGGCGCCGTCGCGGCCTGTCTCCGCCGCCGAGTGTGGCTGGACATGAAACGCTTCTGCTGGTATCCGTCTTTCTACCTTGTCATTGTAGGGCCGCCCGGCGTCATCGCCAAGTCCACCACCATCGACATTGCTTACGATCTGCTCAAGCAAGTCCCAGGCATCAAGTTCGGCCCGAATACTATCATTTGGTAGGCCCTCGAGAATGCTTTCGCGGGAGCCTCCGAAGCTTTTGAGTACAATTCTGAGTGGCATCCTATGTCGCCGCTCACGCTCGTCGCATCAGAGCTTGGCTCCCTCCTCAATCTCCAAGATAAGGAGATGATAAACTTGCTGATTGAACTCTGGGACGGAAAGAAGTCCTACGAAAAGATCACCAAGATGAGCGGGAACGATCTCATCGAGGCGCCCTGGATCACTCTGATGGCCGGCACTACTCCCCATTGGATTGCTGACAACATGCCCCAGTCAATGATCGGCGGCGGCCTGGCCTCCCGTTGCATCTTCATCTACGGTGACACGAAGGAACGCTACACGGCCTACGTAGACGAGATGGTCCGGGACGGCGACGTAGCCCACCGGGCGAAGCTCATCCAGGACCTTGAGCGCATAGCAATGCTAACCGGACCTTTCCAGATCGACGCGCAAGCTCGTGCCTGGGGCAAAGAATGGTACGAAGCCTTCTGGAAAGACGCCATCTCCCGCATGGATGATCAGATGATGGAAGGCTACGCCGCCCGCAAGCAGACCCACATGCACAAAGTTGCAATGGTCCTCTCCGCCTCTCGCGGCGACAGCCTCGTCATAACTCGCGACGACCTCCAGCTTGCTAACACGATGCTCGAAGACCTTGAATCCGACATGCACCACGTCTTCTCGCGCATCGGTCGCACTGACGACTCTCTTCAGGCCGAACGCTTTATCGACTTCATTCGCCGCAAAGGTAGTATCCCCTACCACGACGCTTACAAAATGATTCACATCTACTTTCCGGACTTCCGGGACTTCGAAGGCATCCTCCAGGGCGCTATTAATTCCGGCCAAGTCCGCATTGTCAACACTGCGCAAGGGATAATGTTGCAAGCTACTGCCTTAACAGAAGTGGCGCCAATTACTCCCGACACTAAAATCGTTTGAATTATCCCGTCATAAAGCAAGGAAACATCATGCAAACTGCACGTACTGAGCAACTCAAAGAAACAGCTCCTGCATTATCCGATTTGCAAGAGCCGCTCAAACTTCGTTGTCCGCGTTGCGGAAAGGTATTCAGCGGACAGCTCGATACTCCCTGCCCGCGGTGCTGTCCGCCTCCTCGATTGATTAAAAATCCTCTCTCCGCGGAGTAATCGAAAAATTTCTATTTCGCCGTGTAGGTGGATGCGCCTGTCTTCACATAGAGGGTCGTGGATGCACCCCCTGCAGTGTTCAGGTACAAAGTCCCGATGGGCTTGCCGTCAGAACCACTCGGGGCACCGCTTCCGGTGACGATACTGACTTCCGAGTCCCCGACAAAGAACTCTCTTGAAAAGACCCCTGCCCAATGGCGCGCAGTACCAGAAGCCGGGTAGCCCAAGAACTCACTGTTGTTGTCGTTAGGGATAAGTCCTCCGCCGGCACCCCCAATCACAGTCATGGCGTCGGCAATGTCAAGCCAGTTACTACCAGCTACCGGAGTGATTGCGGGAGCGTAAGTGCCGCCCGGAGCCTGTAACGCAAGACTGGTCGCAACCAAGCCACCACTTGTAGTCGGGCCGCCCGGTACTGGACTATCAGCAAGATCCGCAAACGTATTTCCTAGCATAACAGAGCGGGCGCTTTCATATCCCGCACCCAGAAACGCGATGTTGCGTGTGGCAATATCTGCCGTTCCGGTGTAGCGCTTAAAACCGTTGCTTAACGCAACAAAGTCACACCGTGAAAGTGCCCCCAGCACAATGCAGATATTATGCACCGCATTCAAAGCGGGCGTAGGATAGTTTCTAATAAACGTACAATTTGAAACTGCGATTGCCAGCACAGAAGTTGCAATGTTTCCATCAACTGCTATATCAGCCAGGCCGCCGTTGGACTCGAACATTGTGTGATCGACGGTCAGCTGCTTTGCCAGTACCGTTTCGTAGCGATTGCGAATTGCAGCTCCCTGCGCAGTTCCAATGGCGTTGAAAGAAAAATTGCAACCTTTTACTCCAACATTTCCGCCGTTTATATCCAATCCGGCAGTCTTCGTAATGTTGATCGAACAGTGATCTACTACGACCGCGTTAGGAGGACTCCACAGGCCGCTGGGAGTTACAACTGTTGCAGCTGTCATTGTTACGCCAATGTTCGCCTGAGAAAACAGGCAATCCCGCACCGCTCCCCCGAGACAATTCAGCATTACAAGGCAAGTCTCATGTCCCCGAATTTGCACGTCTTGGACTTGCCCGCCAACAATAGCATTGAGGTACAGGCCCACCCCAGTTCCAGGTGTAATCGTATCGCCTACGATTGTAGTGAAATCCACCATCCTGAGGATTGAAAAACCGCCGGTCCAAGTCATCAGATAGCGAGTATTCACTTGAGCTTCCGTGTACCCGCTGAAATCGTAACTGATCAAGCCTCCGTTTGCAACCGAAGTTCGGTAGTCTAGCAGTACAGTCAAGCCAGATCCGGCGCCGCGTAGTACAACATGACCTGGACCGCCCTCAACAGTTGCTTCCGGCCAGGTAATTGTGATGTTTCCTGTCAGTTTGATTTGCCCTGGGGGCAGCTGAAGAATGCCTCCGCCATTTGTCTGCAGCGCATTTACTGCCGCTTGCAGAGCTGCCGTGTCATCCGTCACACCGTCTGCCTTCACATTCGCCGGACCATAAACGTACTCGTTTACGCCATTCAGCCAGCCTGCATAAACACGATTGCTCAGCGACAGGTCGCCGTCAACAAAGGGAGGGATTTGTTTTGCCATGATAGTTCCTAAGGTTGAGTATAAAGGGGACTTAAAAAGCCGGGGGTTACGCAGCCAGGCTCAGCTTGCCCTGGCACAGCACTTGTTCCGTTAGCATCGCAACTCGGACGGAAGAGGTCCGACGGCGGCTGCGCCCAAGGAGGCGTAATAACATCGGGGACGTTACGGACAAAGTCTTGAGGTTGCCGCGCTTCCCAGTGCTTGGCACAGACCCAGTATCCTTGCCAGTGGCGCTTCATGGTGGAAGCTTTAAACTTCCTCCCACACTCATAGCAGACCGCGTTCCAGTCACCTAGAACCAGGTGGTCCGCCTTGCCTTTCCCATAGCTGCTCATCGCGCATTCTCCTTCGCAAGCTTCGCCTGCTTATCCTTCAGCCGCTTCTCTCGCAGGTACTGTTTCGCCGCCGGCGACAGTGGCTTCTTCGCAGTCCCAGGCTCCCGATACTTGTTTTCGTACTTCGTATCCGCGATCTCTTTCCGTTCGTTGCCGCCGAAGTAACGATCACTGACAGGCCGCCCGGCCAGCGGAATATACTTGATCGC